ACATCACCAGATAAATTAATGCGTATCAATGTTGCAATGATTGATGATGTAGCAAAAACTATTTCTGAGTTTGTAACAAATTACAGAGCAGACTATGGTTCTTTAGAACAAAGTGAAAGACCAAAAGTAATGTTTGTAATAGATAGTTTAGGTATGTTGTTAACACAAACAGACAAAGACCAATTTGACAAGGGTGATTTAAAAGGTGACATGGGTAGAAAACCTAAGGCACTTACAGCACTTATTAGAAATTGTGTGAATATGTTTGCAGAACTAAACATTGGGTTGGTAGCAACTAACCACACGTATGCATCACAAGATATGTTTGACCCAGATGATAAAATTAGTGGCGGACAAGGATTTGTGTATGCAAGTTCAGTTGTGGTTGCTATGAAAAAACTAAAACTCAAAGAAGACGAGAGTGGAAACAAAATATCTGATGTTACTGGTATTAGATCAGCAGTAAAAGTAATGAAAACAAGATTTAACAAACCGTTTGAAAGTGTACAGGTTAAAATTCCTTATGAAGCAGGAATGGATCCTTATAGTGGGTTAGTTGATCTTTGTGAGAAAAAAGGACTATTGGTCAAAGATGGTAACAGGCTTAAATATGTAGACCGTTTTGGCAAAGAACACAAACACTACAGAAAAGATTGGACAGGTGAAAATCTTGATCTAATCATGGCTGAGTGGGGTACTACAGGTACTAATGAAGTTGCTGAAACAAAGGAGACTGCTGAAGCAGAAGCAGAAGCATAGAAAGGCAACAATGACAGACGATATCCAAGTGTTAATTGAAGCATGGAGTAAACTTAAAAACTATATTCCTTCTAAAGACAGACTTGATGCGGCCATTGCCTATGTAAATTTAATTGATGAGTATGGAGCAGAAGAGCCAGAGTGGCAAGAAGTATTCTCTCATTCAACACATTTACATCAAGCATACAAAGAAGTGTTTGGAGAAATAGAAGAAGATGAGGATGATGATTCTTATGATAATGAGGATGATTATTAATGATTAATTGGTATGGACTAGTTTCAAAAGATCTAGGCAGATTGCCTGATTGCATTGATCATTATCTAAAAGAACTAGAAGAAGCCAGAGTAGAAGCAGGACTAGTAGGTAATATTGAACGTAATGCTTCGCAAATACCTGGTGTAGTTGAGCATAGATTTAATCAATTACAAGAAATTGAAGCCATACTAGAGCATCTTAATATAGAATTACGTAGAACGAGAGCAAAACATTATAAAAAGTTTTTAGAAGCATACCAAAGAGCTTTAACATCAAGAGATGCTGAAAAATATATTGATGGTGAAGACGAGGTTGTTACTATGAGCCAACTTATAAATGAATTTGCTCTTGTACGTAACAAGTATCTTGGTTTGTTAAAAGCCATTGATGCTAAACAATTTCAAATCAACAACATTGTTAAATTAAGGGTAGCAGGATTAGATGACGCAGAACTATACAGCAAAAACACGAGATAAAACAAAGCAATATGCATTTAAAAATCATGAACTTGATCCTATGGAGCAGATGCGTAGATCATTATTAGCAAAAGATGATCAAATTAATCAATTAAAAAAAACTGTAGCAGATGAAGTTAAAGAAAAATATTCTTTGTATAAAAGAGTAAAAGAACTTAATGAAGAATTGTATAAGTTAAAAAATAAATCTAAGAATAATCTTTAAGAGGCCCACCATATTTCTGGCCACGTACTTTACGTCCTCTTAGAGTTTTACCATCGTATTTTTTACCACTATCTCTAGAACGTAGACCTTGTGATTTACAACTGGCCTCATCAGATGCACCAAGTTTTCTATCACTTTTGCACACAGAAGTTGGCACTTTGCCCTTCCATTCGCTTATAAGATCGTTGATTTTCATACTATTATTTAGTCAAATATGCCTTGACAAAACAGGTAAATATGTTATACTTAATCATGAACAAGTTACGTATTAGTGTATTTTTAACAGTAGTATCTTTATTTGTAATCTTTACAAAATCACCAGCAGAGACACTTTCAAATAAAGAAAAATTTGTATTTAAAATTTTTAATTGTGTAGAAGAATTATATTCTGATTACAAAACATATCCTTTAGACCTTCAGGTACCATTCGATTTAATTGTGGCCATGGCCGCTTATGAAAGTGCTTGGGGAACATCTCGTTTTGCCAAAGAAGGCAACAACTACTTTGGAATTAGAACTTGGGATTTAGAAAATGTTCCGCATTTAAAAGCAAAGAAAAGACCAAATGCTCCATGGGGTGTAAGAAAGTACACAGACATGTGTGATTGTATAAAAGATTACATACAAATATTAAACAATCACCCTGCATACGAAGAATTTAGATATGCAAGAATTTGGGAATTACGCATGTATGGATATACTAATGCTACTACACTGGCTCGTTTTTTAGTTGCTTGGAGTGAACTAGGAGAAAAGTACACCAACCAGTTGCGTAAAATCATTGTTGAAATTCACAAAGATGGATATTATCAAAAACTACCAGTTGATATTAATGGCCAAATTATTTACAAAAATAAGTAACCTCTTGCATTTTGTATTGAAATAAGTTATTATACTAGTATGTCTAAAATAGCAAAACTAATTATTAGAGATGAAGTTAATGTGAAGTTTGAAGGACTTGATGTTATCACAAGACGTAAAATTTCAGATAAACTAAAGTTCTTTTTACCATATGCATTTCATCTTCCTGCTTATAAATTGGGTAGATGGGATGGTAACATTCGTTTCTGTGACATAGGAGGAAGGACATATTTAAATTTATTGGATAGAATATTGCCTATAATTGAAGATCAAGATTATGAAATTGAAATAGAAGATCACAGGCAACAGCATGAGTTTAATTTTCCACAAATAGATGAAAGTCTACACTTTGAAAAAACATGGGGGCCTAAACATCCACAAGCAGGTCAACCAATTGTTTTAAGGGATTATCAAGTACAAACTATAAACAAGTTTTTAGAAAATCCCCAGTGCCTACAAGAAATAGCCACTGGTGCTGGTAAAACAATTATTACAGCAACTCTTTCACAACTAGTTGAACCATATGGAAGATCAATTGTGATTGTACCAAATAAATCATTGGTAACACAAACAGAAGCTGATTACAAAACACTTGGATTAGATGTTGGAGTGTATTATGGTGAAAGAAAAGAATATGACAAACAGCACACAGTTTGTACTTGGCAGAGCTTGAACAACATGCTGAAAAAAACTAAAAAGTTTGAAGCAGATGTTAACATAGGTGATTTTTTAGAAGATGTAGTGTGTGTTATGGTAGATGAAGTGCATCAAGCCAAAGCAGATGTACTTAAAACACTGTTAACAGGTCCGTTTGCTAGTGTTCCTATTCGCTGGGGACTAACAGGTACTATTCCAAAAGAAGATTACGAACAAGCATCACTACAAGCAAGTTTAGGTGAAGTTATTAATAGATTATCAGCAAGTGAATTACAAAACAAAGGTGTACTTGCAAATTGTCATGTAAATGTAGTACAAACACAAGAAACAAATGCTTTTTCAAACTATGCAAGTGAACAAACATTTTTAGTTACCAACGAAACAAGATTAAATTTCATTGCTGATCTAGTTGACACAATGAGAGCAGAAGGAAACACACTTATTCTAGTTGATAGAATTAAAACAGGAGAAGCACTTGAAAATATAATTGTTGATTCAGTGTTTATTCAAGGTAGAACCAAACTAGAAGACAGAGAAGAAGAATATGACGAAGTTGCAACAGAGCAACACAAAGTAATCATTGCTACATATGGTGTGGCGGCAGTGGGTATTAACTTGCCAAGAATATTTAACTTGGTATTGATTGAGCCAGGTAAAAGTTTTGTAAGAGTTATACAATCAATTGGTAGAGGTATAAGAAAAGCAGAAGACAAAGACCATGTAGAAATATGGGATATTACAAGTGCTTGTAAATTTTCTAAACGCCATTTAACCACAAGAAAGAAATTTTACAAAGAAGCAAATTATCCTTATACAGTAGAGAAAGTGAACATAGAATGAACATACTAACAGTTGACAATAATACCTATAATTTAAATGCAGTGCCAAATGAAGTAGATGATTTGCAATACTGTGTATTAGATTGTACAAATCCAAAAGCACTAGATTATTTTTATATTCCACTTATATTTTTAGAGTCATTTAATGCACCAGCAGTGATACTTGATATTGGCGGGCAAACACTAGAAATGCCCATGGACTGGAGTATAATGATTGGTGAAAAAGAAATGGGGCAATGTGAAATGGTTCCGTTAACCAGTTTAAATGATAGAGGTTTTGAAACATTTGTGTATAATCCATTTTCAGGCTATACACATGACTTTAAAGAAGTTAAAATAATAAATGTGTTTCAAGAAGTAAAATGGTTTTTTCCAAAGTTAAAAAACGGACACATATTGACTATGCCATTAACAACAGGTGATAAGCCTAATTGTGTTTACTTTGCAAAAGAACTAAACCAAATTCCTGATGTAATGCAGGTAGGAGATTTAATATGAAAATAGCAACAAAAGATCCAGGACGTGGCCATTTTTGGGTGTCAATGTTTAAAAGCGGATTAAGAATGGGTGCTGGTGTTTGGCTAGTACTAGGTGATTTAACCATGTGTGGTATACTACTAATACTAGCAGAAGTACTTGGTATAGTTGAGGAAATTGTATAGTGGCAACCACTACTAAAAAAATAAATCTAAATCAAATGTTGTATAACATTGACATGTCAAATTCAAAATGGTACAGCACTTTAGATGAAGAAGAAAAGAAAACATTTTCACCTTACACGGCAATGCGGTTTACCAGCAATGTTCAAGGACAAAAAGCATTTAAAGAACACTACATATTATCTGTAAATGATTTTGCTAACAAACATTTTGGTATAACACAAAAGCATGAAGGTGATTCAGAATTGTTTTGGAAACTGTTATCACTAGCAGGTATTAAAAAGAAAATGTTCCATCCTTGGGTAAAAGCACCTAAAGGCAAAGGCAAAAAAACTGGCATAGACAAACTACTAGCAGAATGTTTTCCATATGCTAAACAAGATGAAATAGAAGCACTTAAAGTAATCAACGATTTAGATGGATTTAAAAAACTAGCACGACAGCAAGGTTGGACAGATAAAGAAATAAAAGAACTAGGCAAATAATGTTTGAATGCAAATACTGTAAATCAAAATTTACAAAAGAATCTACACTAGCAGTACATTTGTGTGAACCAAAAAGACGTTATCAACAAAAAGATGAACGTTTTGTTCAGTTGGCATTCAGGGCATATCAATATTTTTATAAATCAACAATGCCACAAACACAACGTGATAGAACCTATGATGATTTTGCCAAAAGCAAATACTACACAGCATTCACAAAGTTTGGCAGATATTTGTATGATGTTCATGTAGATGATCCTAGCAATTACATTGATTATCTATTGAAAAATATGGTAAAAATTGATCGTTGGCATTTAGATTCAGTTTATGAAAAATATATCAAAGAATATTTAAAAAAAGAACCTGCTCAAAAGGCAGTAGAACGTGCAATTATAATTATGAAAAGATGGGGAATAGACAACAATTGTGAATTTAACGATTGTCTAGAAAAGTTATCTCCAAACAGAGCAGTACATTTTATTAGATCAGGAAAACTTTCACCGTGGGTATTGTATAACTGTGAAAGTGGTGTTAAACTATTAGAACGATTAAACAACGAACAAGTTGGTCTTGTCCATGACTACATTGAACCTGATTACTGGACAGCCAAGTTCCAAATGGCACAAAAAGAAGTTCAGTTTGTTGAACAGGTGTTAGAAAAGGCAGGTATGTAATGACTGATTATCATGATGGTATTCCAGAAATAGTAGCCAAGGTGGCAAACAGCACTGATAATGAAAGTGTAAAAGAAAAGTGGGAAGAGTTAAAAACACTTGTACATCTAGTACACAAAGATGAAGTTTTAAGACAACGTAAAAAACTTGATGAATGGAAATATGGAATGAGTGAAGTCAATAGAAAATTATCACAACTGCAACAGTCATCTTGGGGTGTTGGTATAGACGATAACGACTTTGGTATTGATTACAGTTTTACTGGTGGCGGCGTAAGTATTGATTTTGATAATGGAGCAACTTCTATGACAACAACATTTGACATAGATGAAAATCCACAATTAGAATTAAATTTTCCTATGACTGAAGAAGAAGAATATGCTAACGCTGGTTTTACTAAAGATCAAATAGAAAGAATTAAACAACAACAAGATCCAAAACATAATCAATGGTAAACATAGCAAAAACAGATATTGACATTGATGTAAAAGACAGAGATGTGTTGTTAGAAAAAATAAAACACATACCTGCCAGCATTATAAACGATGGTGAAATTAAAAAACACAACACTGGTGTTTATTTTACAGATATACCTACACATCCGTTTACAAATTCAGCAAACATAGATTACAAAGAAGCAGAAGATAGAGGCTACTTTAAATTAGATATACTTAATGTTGGTGTGTATGAAAAAGTCAAAAACGAAAAACATCTACAAGAATTAATTGATCAAGAACCTGATTGGAGTTTACTAGAACACAAAGAAATAGTTGAGCAACTGTTTCATATACACAATCACTTTGATATTGTTAGTAAACTAAAGCCAAAATCAGTTGAAGAACTGGCGGCAGTTTTGGCAATAATACGTCCAGCCAAAAGAAATTTACTCAATGCAACTTGGCCAGAGATACATTCAAATGTTTGGACAAAACCACAAGACGATACATATTACTTTAAGAAGAGTCATGCTATTGGATATGCACTGGCTATTTGTGTACAGATGAATTTAATGTCTAACGGTCAGTCTTTTTAACCAATTGTATTTGGCGTCTTTTTATTCTTTTCTTTACAATATTATTTAAACTTGTAGTTGGACCAAAAACCATTTTTACATCTTTAGAAGTAAACGTTTTAAGATAACTTTGAAATATGTTAAAATCGCCTGCTAAGAATATATTGATTGGGATTATTCTATTTGATTCCCACCACCACGTATCACCTAAACGTAGAAATTCACTGCGTAGTAATTCTGTAGGAATATCATCATATACATATATGCTGGTAACAAAATCATCTTGATTTTGTACAATGCCTACGTATTCATTAACACCGTGTTTTACACACGATAAAAAAGGAAATTTCTCTGCTAGTTCGTTATAGTCCATATTTTACGTTTCTTTACATTATACTTTCACTAGTTCTATTTAGCAACATAAATATATATGAAGTTTAAGGAAACAATGGTATGACAGTAACGCTATATGTATATGACGATACTCATACAGTGATAGTAAATACAAGTGCAAGTCAAGGTAGTACAACAATGTATGATAAAACTATAAAATTGTATCAAGGTATTGATAACACTGTTAAGTTTGCGTTAAAAGACAACGATAGAAAAGCAGTTGATTTAACCAATCTAACTGTGACTTTTAATGTATCTGATGCAGTAACTAAAGAAGCAATACTTTCTAAACCAATTACAGTAACTAACAATGTGCAAGGTCTAGCACAACTCAGTTTACCAGCATCAGATTTAGATGCAGTTTCAGGCGGTCTTTACAACTATTCTATGTACACTACAAACACTAGCTCAGAGCAACAAGTGGTGTATACAGACCTCAATGAAGCGGCAATGGGCACATTAGAGGTGGTTGAAGGGGTTAACTCAAATCCATCAGCAACACAAGAAATGTCAACATTTACCTATGACACAGCACAATGGTACAATTCAAATGCAGTTTCAGGAGCAACAGAAAGAAATTTAACCACTGCTAAACATACCATTGCAACATACACAACATCTTTTGATGGAGTATACAAAATACAAGGATGCATGGATGCAACAGCAAGTTCTAATGATGCAGATTGGTTTGACATTAAACTAGACAATGGCAGTACCACAGTTACAGTTACCAATACAACTGCAATAGAATCATATAACTTCACAACAATGGCCAAATGGATTAGAGTAGCATACGATCCAGATCCAAGCAACAGTGGCACATTTGATAAAGTTCTACTAAGGAACTAGTATATGCCAGTCCAAGGGTTGGAAATCAAAGAAATCAAACAACAAGGTTTTGAAAGAGTAGTTCATGGACTACATGAGCCTAGTAATCTCAGCATGTATATTGCTGTTCATACATTAAAAAATGGTCCTGCATTTGGCGGTATTCGTTATTGGAAATACAAAGACA